GCTCCTTCGGTGATGGTGGTGGTGGATCTTAGCGATCGGGGTCGAGTCGGTGTCGGATCTGTCGCGTCATCCGACCGACAGTCCGGACGGGGTCTCGCGCGCTGTCATTCGTCGGACCTCGTGACCGTCGGCGCTGAGTTGGACTCGACCGATGTATCCGGAGACGCCGGTCGGCCATGTCACCTTTCGGGCCGGTTCGATCCATTCGATGTCGAGGTCGAGCGCGTCGGGGTTCGCGCTGCGGATGCCGGCCTCGGCGCGTCGTCGAAACTGATCGACGCGAGTCGACATCGTCTTCTTCTTGGTGGCGGTGTTCATCGTTGTGCTCCAGTGGTGAGGGCGATCTCGTCGTCGAGGTCGGCGATCTGCTGTTCGAGTGATGCGATGCCGATCGAGGTGAACGCGTCGCGATGGTGGGCGAGTTTGTCGGCGAGGTAGTCGCGCCGGGTGGCGAGTCCGGCGACGATCATCTCGACGGCGCTCATCGTGCGACCTCGACGATCGAGTCGGCCCGGAGGATCTGAGCGCGTCCGGCCTTGAAGTAGATCGCGATGAACGGCGCCGGTTGATCGGTCCGCTTCCATGTCGAGCGGAGACCGCGTCGGTCGACACTCGATCCCATGCCGACGACTCGGAGGACTTCCATCTCGTTCACGATCTCGACGACTCGGCCGGCGCGCATGGCGCCGAGACTGCCGGCGTTCTGAGCGGTGTATCGGTCGACGACGATGTCTCCGACTGTGATCTGTGCGGCGGTGGTGGTTTTCATGGTGGCGACCCTTTCGAGGTGCTAGGCGTCGGCGTTTCCGACAGACGTAACAATACACGACACCTCTACCCCGGTCAAGTATGCCGAGAGATCCGCACCGGATAAGGGATCGGGGCGACGCGTGCTCGACTCGACGTCGAGCGAGGTCGTCGAGTCGGTGTCGTCGAGGTCGTCATCGTTGCGGGTACTTGACGGGGGTAGAGTTATCGTGTAGACTTCAATCAGTCGAGGGCGGTCCTCGACGCCTAGCGATCCGAGGAGGATCCCCATCATGAGTAACACAACGTGGACAGAAATCGAAAAGGGTGCCGAGGTCAAGGTCGACGGCGTCCCCGGCGCTTTCGTCTTCATCTCGGTCGCGTCGAACGGCGACATCACGGTCTTCGGTGGATCGAAAGATCCCGCCGGCGTTCGGATGTTCCGGACGTTCCGCTCCGAGCGTGTCCGTCTTTACCGTCCACGCGTCGAGCATCGTCGGTTCCAACCATCGCCGGCGATCCCGCCGACCAACCGAAAGGGCCGGAGGTGAGCGCGATGGAAATCGAACTCACGAAGTTTCAGGCGGAGGAGATCGTCGGCCTCCTCTCGATCATCGCCGATCAGAACGACATCGCGACCAGCGACGAAGATCGAATGATCGTGTGGGGCGAGATGTCCGGCACACGATCGAAACGATCTCTGATCGTGCTCGACGCCGACGCCGCGATCGTCGACCTCGACTACCGCGCCGAGTACATGATCGAGGAGGGCGACCAGTCCGGACCGTCGATCCTGACGGGTTACTCCGGAGCACGATCGCTTCGACTCGTCATCGGGAAGATCGAGGCGGCGAGTCTCTGATCGTCGAGGCGCTACGATGACGGAATGAGCGCCGACGCGTGGGGGTGGGAAGTGAACGATCCCGACGTGATCGCGAGAGCGACAGCGTCCGACGGTCGCGAGGTGCTGCTACTGATGGCGCCGGCGGCGGCGCTCGACGGGAGCGACGGTCCCGTCGTCATCCCCGGGTTCGACTCCGACCGTGTTCACGTTGTGCTGTCCGACGAGTTCATCGAGCGTTACGTCATCGCTGAGGACGACTCGGCCGAGACCGTGCGGGAGAAACTAGCGTTGCTGTCCTACGCCGTGCGCGAGTCGCTGTCGCTCGGGATCGACGCGCTCGACGGTCGACTCTGATCTCGGCGCCATCGGATCAGGTTCGCAAGATTGACGGTCCACCATAGGGGCGCCATCGCTGCCGCGACGTAAGCGTCGGCGAGGATCTGAAGCACGAACCACGGGACCGAGTGTCCGAGCACGATCGCCCACGCCCACCAGCGGCCGGACCCTACTTTCCACTGACCGTACAGACCGATCGCCTCGAACACGAGGAGGATCGTCCACGTCGTCGAGTTCACGGTCGAGGTCCTGTCGTGCGGCGCTCGTCTCGTCGACGTTGGATCTCCCCGAACGATTGTCCGCCCATCTGCCGGCGGAGGTGCGGGACGTTGTTCGAGACGATGCCGATCCGGAGGGTCGGAGCGAGGACGGCGAGAAGGTCGCTCGACTCCTGATCGGTGTAGTCGGCGGCGGAGAGATCGTCGTCGGTGGCGAACACCTCGGCGTGCCGGTCGACGTCGAGGTCGAGGAGGTGGTCCTCTTTCCCTCCGAGGGAGAACAACCATCGGAAGTTCGGCGGTGCTTGACCCTCGACCAGTCGACGAAACCGGGAGACCTCCTTCGTGTACGCGTAGAACAGGACGTCCGGAGTCACTCGGGCGATCCGGAGCCACGCCTCGACGTATCCGTCGGACAGGAAGTCGCCGGCGTCATGGATCCGCACGGCGGACCCTCCGGCCTCGGCCCACTCGATCGCCCATTCGTCGGCCGGGTCGATCGTGTCGAGGACGTCGAGGCGGGGATCTCCGCTCGGTCGGTGTCGAGGGTGAGCGAGTTCGGAGATCATCTCGTCGGACCATCCGTCGAGGTCGTCGAGGATGCGGGCGAGGTTGCGGAGGTGGGCGCCTCTGACATTCGAGAAGGCGTATGAGTTGACCCGGGCGTAGCAGAGAGCGAGACATCCGTCAGCGTTGGGGCAGGCGTTCACACGGCGGCCATCGTCGAGGGTGACGGGGCCGGCGGGGATAGTCCAGTTCCACACTCGGATTCGGCGGAGTTCTGAGTTCTGCCGGAGCAACGTCGCCGCCATCGGTCAGAGGAGACGGACGACGGGCATACAGGGGTCGTCGCCGTCGTCGAGGGCGGACTCCTCGTCGGCGGTGATCGGTCCGAGATCGTGAGTCGAACAGAACGACGTCGAGCACCATCCCCGGGAGAGTCCGTAGTCGAGCCATTGCTCAGCGGTGAGGGTCGGGTCGGTGGTGAGCGGGTTTCCGTGGTGGTCGGTCATGATCTCGATCGTAGTCGCCGGCGGTGTTTCATGTGAAACACTCGATCAGAGGCGGCCGAGTCCGCCGAGGTCGAACGCGTTGCTCTTGCCGAGACCGACCGGGACGAAGTCGGGGATGATCCCGTCGGTGCCGGCGATGCCGAGCGAGGAGATCGCCCATACGAGCGCGTCGAGGCGGTCGGGAGACTCTCCGGACGACTGAGTCCATGTCGTGAGTTGATCTTCGAGGACGGCGAAACCGACGGCCGATCCGACGTGATGAACTCGACCCTGCTCATACAGTGCGGCGATCGGTTCGGCTCGTGTCCGTTTCCCGACTCTCGCGGTGACCCGGGTGACGGGCAGTCCGGGGCGAACCGTGCGGAGGACCTGAGTCACGAGGTCGCCGCCTTGATTGCCTTCGGCGATGACCCGGTCGGCCTGCCACTGATCGAACGCCTCGACCGCTCGACTCGCCCACTGATCCGGAGTCGGTCGGAGTTCCCGAGGGATCGTCGCATCTTCGAGAACGTACGCGTGTCCTGAGCATCGTTCGGTTCGGCACGTCTCCGGGACGTGAGGACCGAGAGCGACGACGACGATCCCGGTCTCGTCGGCGGCGTCGCCTGATGTCACGGCCGGATCGACTCCGACGACGACTCTCGTGAAATCTCCACGGTCGACGGCGATCACCATTCCACCTCGGCGGAGATGAGGCGCGCCCGGAGCGCGTCGATCTGATCGGCGGCGTCAGTGAACGATCGTCCGGACAGCATGACGAGACCGACCTCGGAGGAGTCGGCGAGTTCGGCGAGGAGTCGGAGTTCGGTCACGATGTCGAGATCCCGGTCGGCGGTCATGAGGACCATTCCGCTCGGAGTCGGTCGATCTGATCGAGGGACCATAGGGCGCCTTCGACGTCGGTCAGGAGTTCGCCGTACAGTTCTTGGCGGCCGATCCGGGTCCCTTCATAGGCGGCGAGGACCTGATCCCGGAACGACGGCGCGAGGTTGACAAGGTTCGCGTACGTCGTGTCGGTCGTGGTCGTGGTCGTGTCGCGCTCCATGATCTGCCGGATCAGTTTCACGCGTTTCGGTGTCGTCGTCACGAAACACTTCGGGTCGCGACCGATGCGGAGTCCGAGCATGAGATTATTCCACGACGTGTCGAGGGAGTCGCCTTTCGTCGCGTCGGGCCATGCGGCCATTTCATCGCACCACGCCGCGTCGTGCTGAGGACCTCGTAACTGAGACGGGGCCGCCGCCGAATAGGTGAACGCCTGCGCGCCGTTCGGCCACACGAGACGCCGTTTCGTTGGCTCGTGCTCCGGTCGAGGATGAGGATCCGAACACGCCATGATCCCCGAGTCGCCGTAGATCATGACGTCGCGCGCGTCTGCCGGTGTGCGGGCGACGAGAGCGATCCGTTTCGCACCTTTGTTCCACACTTGGTCGAGGACCCATTCGGCGCCGGCGCGAGTCTTGCCGGTGCCACGGCCGCCGGAGAACAACCATACGAACCAGTCGTTTTCGGGGGGACGTTGAGAGGCGCGCGCGTGTCGACACTCCGGGAGATGGTCCGTCGAGTCGATCGGATGATCGCACCAGTGAAACCCTTCGTGCGGAGCGCCATCGCATCCCGGCACGGGACAGTAGAACCGACGTCGAGGCGCGTTCTCGTGGAGATCGAGGATCCGGAGGACCGATCCGATCTCGTCCGGTGAGAGTTGGGCCAGCATCGAGAACCTCTCCTCCCGGCTGAACGACTCGGGGGAGATGAGGAAATCGTCGAGCGTCGGAGTCGTGCTCACTGCTCCGGCGTGATGTCGTCGGTTCCGAGTCCGAGGGCAGAGGCGAGTCGTGCTTCGAGATCGACGAGGTCGACTTCAGTCTTGATCGGTCCGCCTTCGGGACCGCTGATCTCGGTTCGGTTGATTCGTCCCCATCGCTGCGGATGCGATCGTTCGAGGTACCACGCTGCGGCCTGCCATGTTCCGTCGTTCGCTGCTTTGTTGATGATGCCGGTGTTCCGTACCTCTGCTTGTGCTCGGGCGGTCTCTACTGCCTCGCGGAACTCGCGGTAGATGGTCTCGGTTTTCAGTGGTTTCTCGCCGGCGTTGGCTCGGTCGCGTTCGATGCGGCCTCGTTCCATCCATCGGTAGTAGGTGCCTTGATCTATGCCGGCGTATGCGGCGGCGGCTTCTTGGTAGTTGCCGGCGGTGAGGGCGGAGAGAATCTTTTCCTTGACCTCGGGAGTGAGTTTCGTCTTTGCCATGAGGTGATGTTACTCCGGTTCAGTCAGAGGTTGAGGAGTTGTCGGAGTTCGGCGGCGATGGTGTCGGGGTCGAGGGTGCCGTCGAGTCGGATCGTTTCGTAGGTGTCGGTGAGGTTGCGTATCTTGGTGATGCGGCCGTTCACCCATGACGGGTTCTGTATGACGGTGGATCGTGCGGCTCGTCGAGAGGCGGCGAGGTCTGTCGGGGTGTCGAGCCATACGAGGCGGAGGGTGTAGTCGCTGTTGAGGATCGCGTCGAGGAACGACGGGTTCGCTAGGCGGTCTCCTTCGGCGATGAGATGTCGGGCGGGGTGGGTTGCGATCCATGAGACGGCGCGAGGTTGGACGTTTCGAGAGAGAGCGTCAGTTCCGGGGAACAGGGGTCGACGGTGTCCGAGTTCGACGGCGGTCAGGGCGTGATCGTTGTCGGGGTCGAGTAGCGCGACGTGTTTCAGGGGTTTGTCGAGCGGGAGGGTCGCGAGGTGAGCGGTCGCTTTCGCTAGTGCTGTCGACTTCCCGGATCCGGGGATTCCGATGATGTAGGTGAACGTGTCAGTCATCGGTCTTGTCGTCAGCGAGTGCGGCGAAGGACGGCGTGCGATCCCTCCGGCCAGCCTTTCTTCGCTCGTGTGGTGATTAGGTGCGGATAGGTGCGGACGAGGTAGTCGATCTCTGTCATCTTCTGTTCGAGTCTGTCGGAGATTGACCCGTATCCGCCGGCGGTGTAGCGGCTACAGTCCGGAAGAATCCAGTTGTCGTTCACTGTCACTCCGAATCGGTCAATGTTTAGCGCAGTCCAGCAGAGGTCGTCGATCGTGTGAACGTTGCGATCGAATCGGAGATCGGTTTTCTGTACCATCCATGCGCGCCCATCGGCGAAGGTGTTGTACGTCCATTTCTTTGTTCGGAAAAGGACGTTTCCCACGCCGC